TACCAGGCTTCCAATGTTGTTTATATTTAGCATCAAGCGCTGTAACAAACCCTGGCTTATTATTGTAGAATTGGGGCACAGAACAGTGCTTTATATAATTCTCATAAAAATTACGAGTTATAAAAGCACCAGCAGCATCATAAAAATGACCCTTATATACCAGATTTACATCCCCGCCTTCTTTGTATATAGCTGTAGTACAAGTAGAAATCTCGTCCAAATTTATAGTATTAATTAAAGTATCATAAAATTTGAAAAAAGTCTTATGCACAACTATATCATCGGCTTGAAACATGATATAATCGTTACTATGAGCCATGGCAGTTTTCATACCCTCTAAAATATTTTTACTAAGTGCATATCTTTCTTTACGCACAACCACGTCCCTAACTGGCAACGGGAAATTTTTAACCAGTTCCAAAACCTTAGGATCATTTGGGTATTCAACCGCAAAAACAAATTCCATATCGGGTAACGGATGATAATCATAAGCTTCTACCAAACTTTCCGTCACTATTTGTAACATTTCTGGTCTATTCCAAACTGCAAAAAGTATTATATTTTTCATTTTAATTCCCTCGCTGGATTCCCTACTACTGTAATTCCTGGAGCAACGTCCTTTGTTACAACGGCACCAGACCCTATAGTAGCACCTTCGCCAATAGTTACTCCACATACTATAGTAGCGTTAGCTCCTATATTAGCCCCGTCCTTTACATGAGTCTCTAACCAATCACCTTTGCCGAACTCTCTGACAGTAGGATATTTATCATTAGTAAAACAAACATGTGGTCCTACAAAAACATTACTTCCAATTACAACTCCCTCTGGGATAAATACAAATGCTTGTATCTTACAAGTGTCTCCAATTTTTGGAGCACGTATCTCCACAAACGTACCAATATTACAATTTTCCCCTATGTACCCCTCGCCATATATATTACTGGTTTCTGGGTGCCATATCTTAGTGCCTTTACCCACTACCACAGTATCATCTAAAGCCATACCTCTACTCCTGTCTTCAAAGATTTCATAGCCCCTGAAAGAGCTTTAACCACTTCTAAACCATTTTCACCATCAGTCAATGGTGTTTTATTAGTTTCTATACACTCGATAAAATGCTTGCACTCCAAACCAAGAGGCTCCCATACCTTAGTATGAGGTGACCAAATATCTCCGTGTCTATACGTCAATAAGTAATCACCATAACTACTTATATTGTCTACATCAACACCTTTATCATAAACTTTTATTTTCTCTTCCGCAAGCATATCGTATATTAACATTTTTTTAGTGCCAACTATAGTAGTAGTTCTAGTCTTAAGCGGATCTAACCAACTTAGATGCAAATGACACACCGATCCGTTATCGTATTCCAAGGTTAAAAACGCTACTTCCACTACTTTTTTATCTATGAAACTATACCCTTTAGTATGGGTTTTTCTCACTCTACTATTTAATAGATAGTTAAATATGGATAGGTCGTGGGGAGCTAAATCCATAACAACATTTGACTTTTGAAATTTGCCAAGATTCAGTCTAAGTGCATGTATATATTGAATATCTCCCAACTCACCAGCATCTATGAGTTCTTTTATCTTTCTAACCTCAGGAGTATACAAAAAAGTATGACCCACCATAACTATTTTATTTTTTTTCTTAGCAACTTTTATTATTTTTTCAGCCTCCTCAACAGTAGCCGTCATAGGTTTTTCTATAAATACATGCTTCCCCATATTAAGAGCTCTAATTGCTATGTCACAGTGTGTTTCTGGAGGAGTAGCTATAGCCACAGCATCTATTCCGAATCTCTTGTCCTTTACATGCGGCTCCCAATCAGTGCCAAAGTAAACGTTATTATAAGATTCTTCAAACTTCTCTATCTTGTCGCTGTCCAAATCAAATACTGATTTTAATACTCCCAATGAATTAAAATTTCTCAGTAGATTGGGTCCCCAGTATCCTAATCCTATTAACGCTATATTAGTCTTCATAACGATTTTATAACCTCCACCATTCTCATACCCATTCCATCCCAGCTAAGGTTATTAGCAATATAACTTTGTAGCATACGCCCCTTATTAGAAGCTTCTACTTGATTATTATAAACATGTCTCATCAACTTAACTGCATTACCAAGGTCTGGTTCTGCCCACATTTGATCTCCCCTATACCATGGTGATTGAGGCATTCCAAAAACTGGGCTCATAGTGTAATTACAAATATAACTATGTTCAGGCTTAGCGTATTCATTTACCCCGCCAAGACCCGTCACAATTATAGGATTACCGCAAGCACCAGCCTCAAACGGGGTTAGCCCAAATCCTTCACCACGATCTAAACTAATCAAGCAATCACCGAATTTATGTAAGCCTAAAACCTCTTCGCGGCTCAACATATCTCCTACTAAATATATGGATGGATAATTATCCATTGGCATCACTTGTTTAAGTCTTTTAATGGTTTCTTTTATTACATTTTTCTCTTGTTCAGTAAATCCAAATCTATATGTTTTTAATATCAATGCCACATTTTCATTGTTCTGAAAAGCATGCCAGTACGATTTTACTATAGCTAGTGGATTTTTTCTTTCAATAAACTGAAAAATTGCATAAAATTTGTATGCATTGGGATCTACCCCCCGCACTTCATAAGGATCAATATCCTTATACTCCGCAATATCTATTCCATGAGGTACGTTAAACACTGGCACTGTTATTCCAGAGTCTTTGTATACTTCCACACTCCATTCACAAGATACCATACAGGCACCCACATTATCATTGATATATCCTATCCAGTCCGAGTGTAATTTATCAGTTTCCCACACACAGTATCCAACATTTACTTTACCTAACTCTTTAAGATTAGGCCAATGCTCTGGGGTTGAATGAAGCACCACTACATTATAATCAATTTTCTTATTAACTAATCCCTTTAAAATTTTACCATCTTTACCTAAATCTGGTAAATTTTTTTCAAATGATATCGGTCTCAGTGTTAATGGTATACCAAGTCTATGCATAGCTAATATGTATCCACGGCACGCCTGTGCATATCCAGATGCGTCGAAAATTGGTCCTATATATTTTATACCTTTTATATTCATTTTAATCTCCTTACAGCTCTTCGGCTTCAATAATGGTATTCTTAGATTTGCCTCCCAACTGATCTAAAATATTATCTATATCTTTGTCTGATTCCTGCATATCTTCCCAAGCTTTATCAAAAAGTTCTACCCACATAGGCGCTATACTTCTCAACCAATCCATCTCTTTATTAATCCATTTATAAGCATTTTCTGCACGCCTTTTAGCTTCTTCCGGATTATCGTGTACTTCTTTTAGAACTTTTACCATATCTTCTACGTCTGTGAGAGGTCTTTGAACTTCATTATCGAACTGTATAGTTGTCCATAAGCTGGGGTTGTTACCACTCTTTACTAACCAGCCAGTTTCCTCGTTAATAAATTCTGGCAACATAGTATTGGCTGGCATAATAATAGGTCTTTTAGCAGCCATAGCTTCCATCCACGCCAGTCCAAAACCTTCACCCAAAGTAGTACTTACAACGACGTCACTACAGTTGTAAATCATATTCAGTATTTCTCTTGGATATCCTTGGTTCGGACCAAAATTTTTGGGGAAAATAACATCCTTAGTAATATCTAAACCCATATACTTACAAACTTCTCCAAGATCCCACCCCTGATCTTTTACGGCCATATGCAAATATAGAAGTGATTCTGGTACTATTTTTCTGAACTCTTTAAATGCCCTTATAGTTCTGGGGATATCTTTCCTCTGCTGATTTCTATTTACATTCGTAATAATAAAATGGTCTTTATAGGGACCAAAATACTGTGATTTAAACTGATTTATACCATCGCCTGGTATAGGAAAAAATTCTCGGGTATTAGCGCCATGAGGAATTATCATAATATCATCCCTATCAATACGTTTCAGCGTCTCTTGTTTACCAAATTCAGAGTAAGCAACTAAATAATCTGCGGGAGCGATATTTTCTGCCCAACTTTGTTTAATTATGGAATCTACTGGATAATACAAAATAGATTTGAACTTTTTATCAGTGTTAGTCCTTAAGTGGTTTATTAATTTAGGTACAAACTCAAGAATGAAACTATCTTGTAATAGAAACAATATATCGAACTCCATCCTTGGAATCATATTTAAAACTTTTTGCCTTCCATAAGGGTCTTTTTGGGGATTAGTTCCCGTAGGCCATATTCTGTACGGAACCGACGTAGGGTCCCCCCAATAGTTTATCCCAAGAATATCTATCTCATATCTACCTGTTTTATATAACCCTTCAAAAATATTTCTGCTCACGGTTCCAAATCCGGTCGCACACGTTGGCGCATCACAATAAGCTAGAACTTTAATCTTTTTATTCGTTGCAACAGTTTTAGGTTTCACAGCGGATATAGTCGCTGGTTTTGCAGCACTCTTAGTTTTCTTTCTCTTCTTACTCATCATTATATACCTCCTTCATACATTTTTCATATAATCTTTGCCAATATTTTCTATTTTTATTGGCTCTTGTATTACAAGAATTACATACAGTTATTAAATTCCATGGATCACAGTGTTTCTTAACATAATCGATGTGGTGAATTACTAGTCTTTCACTAGTTCCCCAACAATCTGGATTTTGACACTTATAATTATCGCGCTCTTTAATAGATTCTTTATACTCTTTATCAAGCCATATTTGACAGTAAGGTTCACATGAAATCCCACCTCTCCAATTCGAGCTATTTGATCCAGATCTTTTTATATACGAACAAACCCAACAACGCCTGCCCATCAACCATTTATTCCAAGAAATACTATAATTATGACCTAGCGGACAAATACATTTTAGCTTTTGTTTATTATCTAAATATTCCTTACTTAAAAGTTCATACCCTTCTTTTTTAAACTCATTCCTAATAAATTCTATCTCAGGCTTTATCTGCCCCGCACAATAAGGACATCTATACCCATTACTCCAGTTAACCCAGTTTATGCTATGCTCATGTCCTTTTGGACAAATATATTTTAATTTTCTAAAAGCATTTTTATATATAGTGGTTACAAGAGTATATCCTTCTTTATTAAATTCCAATTTAATAAACTCAATGGTTTTTCTAGCTTTACCGGAACAATATGGACACCTGTTACCTAAGTGATTCCATTCGCCGTAAGATATTTGATGCTCGTGCCCTTTAGGACATCTGTATTTTAATTTAGTTTTATTATTTGTATAAGTGTTACTCAATAATTCATACCCTTCTTTTTCGAACTTCCCTTTCACAAATTCATATGTCAATTTCTTGGACACATTAACTTCCTTGTTTTATATTCTTATAAGATAAAAAAGGCGATGTATAATTTTTTCTCGATGTTGCTATAATCTGTTCTTTACGAACAGGGTTCTTGATCAAGTACTCATCCAACTCTTTCTTTGAAACATTCACAATATCCAAGAAAACTTCTAATGGAACATTTTCATAAACGGTTTTTGGGTCATAAACAGTTGAACTGTTTTGTCTTATAAACACCCTCTTACCATTACCTATTAGGTCTTGCTCCTCGGATTTTATTTTCTCTAATATATAAGTTTTTAACGCTCTTTCACGATTGTCCAAAATTCTCTTTTTACTTTTTATGTCCAGATAATCTTTTACGAGTTCTTCGTCGTTGTATTCCTCCGGCTTTTTTTTAATAAATGTTTTACTAGATAATGCTTCATTATATGTGGTGCAATGATCAGTAAAATCACACCAATTACACATATCATTCAAACTCGGTACCGCATCTTTTTCTTGCATTGACATCATTTCTTTATATATCGCCAACATATAACTCAAGAAATTTTCTCTTTCAGAATCGGTTCTATAAGTATAAACTGGATCCGCTCTTAGATAATCCAAAGATAGAATGATTCTCTTATAATCTGGGTATTTTATATGAGCTACTGCATCATAAACGGACAACTGGATATCCGATTTAAGTTCTGATGAAGTTTCCTGATACTTGGATGTCTTATAATCCGTTACTAGGATTGTGTCATCACGTAGCTCTTCTACTTTATCCATAGCACCTGTTAGCATAACTCCTTGATCAGTAGCTACTCTAAACCTATCTTCAACGGTGAGAATGGTGCCGTTGACAAAATTTTTAACCCGCATTAATACCATCTGTAAACCTTCATGATATATGTTCGTATCAGCAATCCCTTCTTTAGCTGCTACCTTATTATACATATCCTTTATACGTTCTATATCCCCCTTATCAAATCGTTCTTTGTGCATCCAAATATCACCGGCAGTCGCTAGCGCCTCATGCACCGCTATTCCAAGTTTAAATGATACATTTGGCTTTCTCGGTAACTTCAATACGTAATTACACCAATAGCGCCATTTACATGAAAGATACATGTTCATCCGTGTAGCCGACATTATTATCATATTATTTTGTTTCGACATTTTCTGTCTCCTTGTCTATCCAATACAGCGCCTGCAATATCGAATCAGTTATATCATTTCCGCTCTCAAAATCATAATTCCTTAGTTTAACTTTATATTTATCTTTGACATAGTCAAAAACTTCCTCTTTGTTTTTCAATCCAAAATAACTTCTAACCGTGACAGTACGAGCAAATTCCGGCTCAATGTGGTTATCATAACACACAAGTTCCACCACTGTAACAAAACTGGTCAGTATCTTCAAAGTCCTAACGTTCTTCAGATAGGTTTCTTCTATTACCACGTTGTCTGGCATATAAAGATGCATCAATACCTGAACGTTCTTTTTAAATACAAATAACTTTTCATAGTGATTTAATTTATCAGATAGCTGTATAACTCCACATTCCTCCAAAATACCATCAACAAAGTAAGAATATCCAGTACATTTTGATGATACGTCAAAAGACAATAATTTACTCATTTTTACCTACTTTCTATTATATCCCACTCAAATCCACAGTATGGGCATGTATATTCGGTTTGATCGGGACTAAATACCATTACTTTACCACATCTAACACAATTACATATAGTGTCCATCATAGAAGTTGGACCACATTCACCGCATCCATCACAACTATTCTCAAATACATCATCAACAAAATCATCCAAAATATCTTTTATAATCCGCTCCATTTCTACTGGATGACATCCATCAAGAAATTTATTGTTAGTAGTTCTAAAGTTATAACCACATGATGTACACATAAAATATTCCACAACTATTGTAGATCCACAATCAGTACACGGTATAGGATCTTTGCTCATATTTATTACATCATCACTATTACATTCTGGGCAATTCATATTAATTCTCCTTCATTGTAATATCTATAGTAGTATTTACATCAGTTATTTTTTCTAGTACGTTTATATCCCCACCATATATAGATTGCACTGCATTTTGTTCTATTATACGAAGCTCATCATATTGGAAATGATCTAATTCTCCCACAGGCTCACCGTTAACTGTAATCTTTACTGTGCCTATTTTGAACTTCTTTTCTCCATTTATTTCTACTACTTCTACCATGTTATTTTTTCTCCTGCACCATTTCTATCAGATTTCCTACAATTTGCACTTCATTTCCTTTTACAGTTATCGCAATAGGCGTAAAAGCTTGACTATCTTTCATATCTGGGTATTGATGTGTAGCAAACAATACCTTAGATAGTGCAGGTATAAACAATGTAAACGATTGATCTTCCTCAGAGTACTGCAAAAAATCAAACTCACCGTCTTTTTCTGTAAATAATTCGTTATCTAAATCACAATATTTACCTTCAGCGGGTACTGTTAAAATATGTTTTTCAGAAAAAACTTTAAATCTATAATTTCTCGCTGGCAACAATATCGCTGTAGGTGTACCTACGGCATTAATTTCTTTCCTCTTACTAGTTTGCTTACTATTTTTTTTGTTAGTCATTTCTTTCTCCTAATAATTTTCTCAGTTCATCAACACTCAGATCACCTGGATCTCTATCTTCATATGGAAAAAACAATGGTATAAGTTTTATCTTTCCTCGCATAGATTCTATAGCTTTAATAGTCCCCTTAGCACCAGCTTCATCACCGTCAAATAGTAAAGTTACTTCAAACGCATGTCTATATAATAAACTCTGTTGTCCAGGCGTTATTCTACTTCCCATACATGCTACCGCGTTATACCCAGCCATATGTAATTTCCACACGGACTTAAAACCCTCAACTACTATAATTTTTTTCGATACATCTTTGGCTCTGTGTAAATTATAAAGTACTTTGTCTTTATCAAATCCCTTTGTCAATAAATATTTAAAATGTTCGTCCGCTTTATTAGTTATGTCTCTACAACTATAAGCTCTCAATATTCCATTTACATCTCTTATAGGTATAACGTCTCTCTGAAATCCGTATTTATCTACGTACCCCCCGCCAATTTCAAACTCGTCTAATAACTCAAATGGAAACCCTCCATTTTCTTCCCGCGTAAAATAATCAGACCTAAATTTAGCAAAACTTTTTAAATATTCCTCCGTAGTCAAAGTGGAAGGTACTTGCCTGTTATCTTTCATCCGTTCTATAAAATCACGCTTTTCTCTTTCAATTCTATATCTTAAATATTCTGATTCATTATGAATATCTATGCCGGTTATACTCTCTAAGTACCTGACGGTATCAGCAAAACTTTTACTTGTAAGATGCATAACTAAGCTTATAACATCATATCCTATTTCCTCATGGCATCCATGAGAAAAGCATATCCAGTTTTTGGTCTGCTTATTCATTCTAAATGATGTTTTATTGTCCCCACCATGTACTTTGCAGGGTGCTCTCACCTCAGTAGAAGTACTCTTAGAAATATCGAATCCTAACATGCCTAAAAGTTTATCAGCATCAATAGCTTCCTTCAGTCTATTTAGTTTGGCACGTAATTCTTCCTTAGAAATTTTCTCTCTGATCGGGCGCCGTGCTGATGGATTCTGTGGAACCATCGTCATACATTAATTCCTCTTTTTCTTTATATTCCTTACTTTCATAATCTATCAATTGCTTGCTTGCTTCGGTTATTAATAATATTTTCTTCGTAAAATCATATCCAATACCCTCTTTAGAGGTAGTACCACCAAATCGGGCTTTCTTAATAACTAACTTGTGGTATCCATAATCTTTCTCAAACGGTCTTACCTGGTCTAAATCTTCCTTCTCTTTTGGTTGAAAAAACATAAGATTATCCACGTATCTTAATATCCTATCACTATCCGCTACATCCATATCTCTATTTAACTGGCTAGCGCATATAAATGGTATATTTAATTCGCCCGCTAAATCATGGAGGGTGGTAGAAACATCACCTAATAATTGGTGTTCTTTTTTTATATTAAAATCTGCGCCTGGTGGCGACTTTATATAATCAAAAATAGCTAATCCTATATCTTCCACATATTTATATTTCTTATATATCGCTACTAACTTATCCATGGTATATCCAGGCATATACTCATGAAAGTACTTACCCTTCTTTATTAATTCGCCAGCACGTTTTATATTGTATATTTCTTGGTCATTATACCCACCACGCTTTATACGCCGTTCTAACACTCCCGACATCATAGATATAAGACGAGGTCTAACCTGATCAAAAGTCATTTCGGTATCAACATATAACACGGGTTTTTGCAACACGTATGCTATATGCTTACCTATATTTAACAAGAACGTACTTTTACCTTCACCAGGCCTTGCACAAAATACCGTCAAAGACCCATTAACTAAACCATCTATGCGCTTATCTAATATAGGAAATCCTGTACTAATACCATTATATTTCACAGGGTTCTGCATTTTATCTTCTATAAACTCATCAAATCCTTCTGCAAAATTAGTAGCTTCTTTCACTGCTTTTGATTGCATGGATAACGTCATTATATCATTAGCCGCTGCTCCCAATACGTCCGCAGAACTAACATCCTCGTTACTTGCATTCTCTTCCAGATTTTCCATATTTTTACTAAGTGCCACATATAACTGATGCTTGGTACTTGCATTTAATACTTTATCTATATAATACTCAATATTATCTTCTGGTATATCCATGTTCATTATAGAACTAATATATTCATACCCCCCAACTTGAGGTAATATACCATTACTTTGTGCTTCACTTATAACGAGTTCAGCATCAATTCTGGGCGCACCTCTTTTTATTAGGGATGTCAAAATCATCCATAACATAGAATGATCAGATAACAAAAAATCTTGACTACTGACATTAGAGGCTATCGTATAATAGTTGTCAACCGATTGGCAGCAATAGAACAATAAAGCTCGCTCATAAGATGATTGCCTAAATATCGCTTTAGATGATTCGCTCATTTATAATCTCCGTTCATCCCTTGCAAATTTCTGTTCGTGCTCACGACGCGTTAACTCCCTCTTAAAACTATTGATTAGCTCGACGTAATATTTTTCTAACCCCTCAGTCATCCGCACTTCACTCTCCAATGCTTGGATATCCATATCTATTTGTTGTAGATTAGGATTTGAATCAATAACTTTTTGTCTTTTCTCGGCTTTAGTACCACCTTTTATATCCGAGTTGGATACTGCAATATCTATAACTCTATTCTTTTGTATCAATTTGACTTTTGTTGCATTTATTTGAGACGAGAAATAAATCAAGAACTGAGATAGTCCTATGGTATATTCACTTATCTTAACTGAAGGTGTTGCTTCTAAGTTCCTCGGATCAAATGCGAATATTTCGTTCATTAAATATTCGTTCTTTGGCATCTTATACACCATCAGATCTTCGGATCTTTTATTTAGATAATCGTTTATGCTATGCATCTCTCATCCACTCTTTTATTGCTTTATAATCATCTTTAGTCCATTTTTCTTCGCCGGGGTAACTACAATACTTGGTTGCTTCTGGACTCATGTTAGCAATATTTTTCTTATCGCCATCAGTCAAAATTACCATTATAGGTTCTTCGGCACTATCATAAACTTTATCACCTACTTTTACTTTCATGCCATTCTCCCTCTTCAAATATTTCTATTTTTAAATTTTCTGAATTCATAGACTCATCTACTTTTTGTTTTATCTCTTTCGCATACATAGATTCTATTTTCAACCAACTTTTAAATTTAGGATTATCACACAATCTTTTAAAAGCAATTTTTTTATTTTGAGCTTGACTTCTTTCTTCCCTACTTTCAGCAGATATACCAGTTTCAATATGAGTTATCCTCACTCCTGTATCTCTCTTATTCTGGTTCTGACCACCCTTACCACCAGACCTGAATGTGTCTATCCTAAAATCTTTTTTAGTCAGCGTTAATAATGGTTCTTTATTCTGCTTCTGTATCTTCACTTCGTTCCTCCCACACAGGACACTTCCCGGTGCAAAGATAATCTCTTGCAATAATGTTACCATTTTTGTCTTCCAACTCAACCCAATGTGATAACATACCTATCTGTTTACATGCAAAAGACAAATCGCAGTATCTTTTTTCACCGTGAATTGTTCCATCTTTCATGGCAACAAAATCTGGACAATCCTTCTCTGTATCAGGATCGTGTGGATCTTTTTTATTCGGAATTATTATCTCTGTCATCTTTGCTTTCCTCTTTCTCTACACCACCCTCAAAACATTCGGTACACAACATTACCCAGAAAGGCCTATAGTAAAATCCTTTCTGAGTATCTGAGTTATGTATGCTATACGCTACCTTAGCTTTATTTGCATACTTAGTTAATTTTATCTTACCACATCCATCACAGCTAAAATGAGTAGCCTCTTCTAGTTTCATGCTTTAATTCCTTTCCAAATTCTTTCTATAAATTTATCTCTGTCCAACTCTTTTTCACTCCTAACTTCCAACAACACTTTCCCAGCCTTTTCACAATAAGATTTTTTTAAGTTATCTCTTCTTTTTGACTCAACGAATCCTTCTCTATCAGTGTGGAAATGCTTAACGAACTGATCATGTTGTCTACCTTGAACTTCCACTAAAACTCCCATCTCTTTTATGTAAAAATCAAAGAACAAACGAGTTCCCTTATATCTTATATAATGTTCTTTATAAATAGAAAAATGGGGAAACCATTTTTTTAATTCCTCGTAAGTTTTATCAGACAGATTACTCATCGGCTAGTCCTAACATTATCATACATTTAGACCTAAATTCATTATATATGTCATTGTTTTCTCTGAATATATCAACCAAGTTCTTTTTACCCTGGACCCGTTGTTCTCCAAACTCATACCAAGCACCCGCCTGCTCTATCAAACCGAGATCTATAGATATGTCTACTACTTCCGCAACAAAATCATAACCATATCCATAAATAAGGTTTATTTTAGCTTTACGCCATGGAGCGGCTAATTTGTTCTTAATAATAGTGAATTCACTTTCATGCCCTATAACCAAGCCTTCGTCATCAATAATCCTTGAACTTTTTGACTCACCGCCAATAACTTTTATTCTACCCGTTGCATAAAAGGGTATGGAAGCTCCTCCAGTGGGAACATTATTATCCCCATATCGTCCAATATCCACTCTTGTCTGATTAATAAAAATAAGCAATGTATTAGTCCTATTTACTATAGGTGTCAATTTATTACAAGCTTTGCTCATTAACCGAGCTAGTTGCCCAATATAATTATCACCTATTTCTCCATCCGCCATAGCTTGCGGTAAAAGAGCGGATACACTATCGACTACTATAATATCAATTTCTTCAGTCTTCATAAGATCTTCAGCTATTTGAAGATTAGCATCGCCTGTATAAGCTTGTACAAGTTTTATATTATCAACCTTTGCGCCCACAACGGAGCCCATACTTCTTACTAATTTTGGATCAAGTGCGTGTTCTGCGTCGATATACACTACTGTCATATCTCTTAATAAGCCCTGCATAACTACACTCAATGCTAATGTCGACTTACCACTACTGTTGGGCCCAAAAACCTCGTAAATTCTACCTCTAGCAAACCCGCCGACACCCGTAGCAGCATCCAGCGATAAACATCCAGTCGATACTGAGTCAATTACTAAATCCTCATGTTCGCCCAGAACACTTATTACACCTTTTCCGTACTTCTTTTCAATATTCTTTTCTACTATCGATAAAGCGGACGGATTTTCTTTTGTCTTTGCCGTCTTCTTAGCCATTATTCGCCTCCATTCTAGCTAACAAAGTATCTAACTCATTTGCCTTTTCGTTTAAATCTACTTCCACCTCTTCGTCATATTTATCTATAATTTCTTTTATTTCTTTCTCTCGTTTTTTCTGATGCTCGTCGTTCATAATAAGTATAGCTTTTTGAGTTATCCATCCAGCCTTACCCTGACCTATAACTCTAAGATCTATAGGCTTTTTGAATTTAAACTTAGACACATGATCAAATATTGTGTCTATTATTTCTACACACTCTTGTATCGCGTTGAATCTATTCAAACCAGTTTTTTCTCGGGATTCAACGAATAATCTAAAAGCTCGCAACTCATTCTTAATATTACCCTCTATATGGTAAGGTTGTTGATTAGGATAGTGATTCCATAAACGCATATAAAAATAATTGCGTAGATCAGTTAAATTTACAACCTTACTATTGACTACTACAGGTTCCGAGACCTTATAACCAGCTTCAATAGCTAATTCTTTTGCGTCTTCCGCAGTTTTAGCGACCCTATACTCATTTTTATATAGTATCTCGATAGCTTTTTCTATTTGTATTTCTTCTACAGATTTGCCTTCACTAAATGCATCCATTTGATCTACGTTCATATTATCGCCTCTTTACTATTGACAATAGTGCTGTATGATTTTCGTCTTCGCCTTTAAAAACAATATAATTATTTCCATGAGTAAAATGAATATCAACCATAGTACCAGTAAAATCTCTAAGAATTGAATCAAGATATTCACCATTAACGTCAACATCCAATTCATGTTCAAATGTATCGTCGAATTCCTGAGAGGTCTCCACAACATCGTTTTTCAAAATTAATTCGTTACCGCTTAATTTAACACTCAATCTTTTATTGTCCTCAGGATCCAATACGTCCATGACCGTAGTAACTGTATCGGAAAAATCTATCCTTGGTACACGCAATACGTTCACTAATTCGAACATTGCTTTGTAATCAGGATAGCTCTCGTTAATAATCAAAGAACCAACGATATAAATATTATTTGACTTAATATATGCATGCCTTCCTTCAAATTTCAGAAACACCTGAGCATCATCCTCTAATACAGCTCTCAATATCGAAGCTAACCCATAACTCAAAATATATGATTTTTGCTCGATATCGGCCGCAGTATTAAAACCAAATTCCGCCAATTTAACACCATTAGCACCGGCAAAAACTATTCTACCAGCATCAATGGTTACATTGACTCCGGTCAGAGCTCTTCTAACTTCTTTAGCGTTAACACAGTGGAGTACTCTATTAATACCTTTCTTTAGTATAACGCTATTTAAAATTAAGTCTGGGTCATCAAAAGATTTAACTGATGGGAAGTTGTCCTGAAAGGTCTGAAACTTAAGTCGTCTATAGGAAGGTTTTCCTGATTGGAACTGCGTTTTGGTTTTAATTAATCCCTTATTTTCTTCTATTACAAAATGAAAATCTTTTGTACCATAGTTGTCCATTAACGGTACAAATTTTGACAAATAACCCTTGACATCTCTGAGCCTCATAAGAGTTCGACCCTTTTCAATCACTTCAGCTTCACTAACTATCACCAAAGAAGTTTTACCATCAGTGGCTTTAAATTCCACGTGATCTGACGCTTCTATCAGCACCATACCCGTCACATCTTCCTCGTTTAATCTCACTACATGAGCTAAACGAGAAATAACTGATTGCATGTCATCAACTAAAATCTTAAATTCCATTAATCCTTCTCCTTATATTTCTCTAACTTTTTTGCCGTCCTATCTGACTTAGCATCAAATACATTCATTACTTCATGTTCACCAAAATGACGTATCATTTGGTCTGTTATTAATTTTACATCCGCTAACTCTTCTATTACATTATCACGACTCCCTTTCCTGTTTCTAAGGTAATGAGATATAGCTACAATCAACTCGGCACATTCTTCCTGAACCACTTTAAGTTGTTCTTCTTCACCCCAAAAATTCAAACAGTCATCATATAACTGATTTAACTCTTCTTCTGTTTTCACCCGTATCTATAATTCCTTGTGATATTTTAATGATAATCTTTTTAGATTGCGTAAAGTAATATGTTGTAAAACCCATTTCCTATTTGGTAACCCATTGGGCTGAACCTCAAGATCCACCCACGAATCCAAAACTTTTCCAATAGCTTCTTCTACTTTATTTAATTTTTGTTCGATTTCTCTCATTATGCCGCCTTTTTAAAAATGCTTCTAGGACAGGTCTCATCATGCGGTTCTGACATAGGATTACCGCAGAAAAAACAAAACACGCCTTCATAATTAGTAAGTGCGTTGCTATTAGTAACATTGTTAAAAAAAGTTATTTCCATATCAGCTGATTCAACTGAATCAGATCCATGGACGGCATTCCGCTGTATACTTGTAGCAAATTCGGATCTTATTGTTCCTTCACGAGCTTGCGTGTAATCTGTCGGACCCATTAATTCTCGCCATTCCTTTATAGCATTTTTCCCTTCCAGCACCATCATTATGCATGGACCACTTGACATAAATTTTGCATTTGATACAAAAAAATCTTTGCCCTTGTGCACGGCATAAAACTCCATCGTTTGTTCAAGTGTTAAATGCACCATCTTCATAGCTACAATATTGAAAGAATTTTCCTCTATTATATTAATAATAGATCCTATATACCCTTGAGCTACAACATCTGGTTTAATTATTGCTAGCGTTCTTTGCATATTTTCTTCTCCATTCCATTTCCTTTTTGCGTTCTATTTCTCGCCACCTTCTATCCGGCCACCCACTCATACCATTGTTAAAACCACAACCACATCTGGTTATGAAAACTCCACAATCTAAACAATGTTCTTCGTGTCCACTGCAATAAGGAGTTCCACACGGCACGTGTTCAAAATAATTCGGGTTCATATTTTCGTGTTTACACTTTGATACTTTTTCCCAAAATTTACTTATGAATTGTTTATTCATTTTTATAAGTCCTTAATTTAGCTATATCCCATGCATAGTCATACAAATGCATTCCTTTCGACGAAGCAATTATCTCACCATCTTCCACACCTATTTCTGATGACATATACTCTTTCATAATCTGTATAGCGCCGAGATTAGCTGGGAAACCATTCCATAGGCACCAAGATCTAAAATAAACCACAAAATGAAGTTTACCGTCTTTAATCCGACAATCGATAGACCTCAAGCAGGGTGGATCACCTAAATCTATGTCGCTTGGCATAGATACGGACATACACGCCTGATTGGTTCTATAACCATCATTTTTGAACATATCTATAACAGCTTGAATTTGATATTCTAGTCTTTCGCCGTATGTATAATCTTCTTCAGGTTGTTTGATTGATGTCATTAAATAAGGTAGGTATTCTTCAATGTATCCTTCTGCTACAGGGTTAGGTATACCTAAAGCTGGTGGGATATCAGGAATCAGGGGTCTGACTCCTGGGTGTTTTATATGGACAGTTATATAATCAAATTCGAGGCGCTGTTGCCCCTTGTAACTTCCTCTATCTATTGTATATTTTGATCCGACTTCTAATATTCTATAAACGCATTGAAACCATGCGTCTGGAAGTGTAGTCGCTTCTATAAACTCTAAATTCATATAAACATCTCCCTCGAAATTTATCTAAAATTTCCATTCACGACTATATTATAGAATATAATCACGCATTTGCTAGAGAGAAAATGAACAAAATAAAAATTATGGGACACCATTTATAGATGCACCCATATCAAAGGAATGGAAGGGTGTTATAGATGCATTTAAGTGTTTTACCCACGAATATTTTATATCCGGTACTATACTTGCACTCAAATTTGAATGGGTGGGAAGTATACCGTATATAAATGCTGAAAGATTTCTTTCTCTATATGCAGACACTCTATCTATAAAATCTCTAACCGCTTCATCTACAGTATTATAGTCAGATACCCTAAACATATGTTTTTGTCTGACATTATGTCGATCTATCATACTGCCTTCGACTTCATCATACGACTTAAACCATACAGTCCAATGTCTAGTCCTATCTACTCTATATACTTCATTTGATCCACTCACGTAAAAATAGTGATATGGGCTACTACCAGTGAAATCAAAGAATATTTCTACAAATCTACGCCATCTTTCTCTCCACTTTTCGTCAAATTTTATTACCACTTCATGGGTTTTTGGTTTTACATAATAAGGTAGTTCCGTATAATTCCAATCCCATATAGGCGTCAAAGTAGCGCCTAGATCAGATGATGTGAGTACACCAGTTAAGCTTGCGCCTAAGTCTACTCTATTCTTAAACCCAAACAATATATCAAATGTATCAAATGTTTTGTATAATTCCCCCGTCGCCGTAAAATTTATATTTACTTGAGTAAATTTTCTTGTATCCTCGCCGAAAAAACTTATATCTATCCTGTCCTCGACAATGTAATCCTCTGTATTTATATACATGGCTAGATCATGCCTGTGGCTAGAAATATCCACATGTCCAAATATACTGGCTGACAGATCCAGTTTTTCTATAGATCTTATGTATGCGGAAAGATTTTTATGGCCCGTGCCAAAACAAGAAGCATTTATCATCGCTCGCAGATTTTTATGCTCAAGTAAAGACACTTCTAATACTTTGGATATATATATCACCTTCGGTATTATTGTTGCAGCTAAATCAACCGCTTTACCAACTGCATTAATTATAGCTGGTAAATTAATAGCAGGCGTGATATTAAGAAAAGCTGATAAGTCAGAACTAAAAGATCCTAATAAAGTCGCTGACAAATTAGCGGGCACTTCGGTACCCAGCATACCTTTAATATAAGCCATTGCGTCTTTAAACCCACCAGTACCAGTTATGGATGCTTGTATATCATTAGGCCCATAACCACCAATAGATGAAGCTCCTAGATCTTTAGTATCCCACCCATGTATTAATGATGGTAAATCATCTTGTGGCCAAGCCTTTAGAAAAGCCCCCAAATCAAATGAATCCGGCTGCACAGCTGTTATGGTAGCACCCAAATTCGTTTTAAAAACAATATTTAAAGTAGCTCCAAGATCTTTTATAGACCAAGCTTTCAAATAACCACCTAAATCGGCAGGGGGGAAACCAAAAATATCGGCTGATATATCTTTATCACCCTTATTTAATATACCAATTAGAGAAGCTGGTAGATTCTCTATTTCTACCACTCTTAATATAGCTGGTAAATTTATAGGTTCATAACCAAAAATATCAGCTGTCAAATCTTTTTTATGTTGTGAACCTATCGACGCTGAAATATCTTTTGAAGCTCTTTCAAAGGGTTTGACATAAGCGCCAACATTACTAGCGGCTTGAATCATAGATTTAAGATAAGCGCCTAGATCAACTCCGCTAAAAGTAGCACCTATCCACTGGGAGTCATTATTATCTACCCACTGATAATCATTATTTTCAACCCACTGAGTCATAAATTATCCTTATCGGTTGTATATTGCTTCTGGTATCACATACCCCAGTGTATCAAAAGTAACAGCATTACTAGTGCCACCAGTCCAGTAATATTCTCCCTGTTTATTATCATTAACAGGTAAAACGGGCATACTAGTATCACGTGTACTATCATTTCTTACAGATACTATAATAAATCCAGCGCCAGAGTCGCCCTTTCTCCTATAAATCACACTACTCGCAGAGTCACCATAAAGTCCCAAAATTCTAAAATCCACATGTGTATTTCCAAATGGAACTGTAAATATAGCAGTTGTCCATGTACTAACAGTACTTGCATTAACATCCCTTATGTAAGAATCGGCAAATTTAAATCTATTATCTACTATAACAAAGGGGGATATATCGCTACTTGAATTAGAATAAACAGCTCCTATGCATCTCCAATTTGTATTAGTGCTGTGAAAATAACCCATCCTAACCAAATCTTCTGTTGGTTCTGTATTAGTATATTCTATTTCATTTGTTGTAATAATCTTACCAGACGTAGGTGGTTTAGCATAAAGATAATACCAGTCGTCGGACGCCATACCAGTAAGCTGCTTAGTCAATTGACTAGTTACTTTATATAATACGCCATTAATTTCTACTTTTCCGGGGTTCACATAAATTCCACTAGCGGTAGCATATTCTAATTTAACAGACTGCTTACCCTCATACAGAGAGACTAAAGTATCGTCTTGTGTTGTACCAAGTTGTGCAGCGGCACCTGTATAAATAAGATCCGGCAAATAAAAACCAGATTGAAAATAATAAATATTACCAGAAGAATATGAGTCTGAAACCCAACATTCTACCTGCCCGTCTGAATTATACATCATATCAGCCATAGTAGTAAACCAACCACCAGTTCCAGTAGACGCAGACCTAGCAAGTATATGCCCGCCCCAGTTACTATCTTTAGGTCTATAATATATATATGGTTTGTTCGCATCATTAGCAGACAAGAGTATCTTACCTATAGACATACCGCCTTCCCATTTAGGCACACGCCATGTAAAAGTTTCATAACTAGTAGTTAAAGTCATGTCCCCAGAGTTAGCTGCGCTACCAAAATGTATTTTATTATCTCTCCGTTCAAATATACCAATCGAACTAGATACATTCGCATAAAATGATCCTATACATCTCCAGCCAGAACTAGTTGTATGATAATATCCATATCTATTCCAGTTCAATTCTGGGGCTGTCGTAGAATATTCTATGTTATCAGAGGTAATTTCTACCCCCGCAGGATTTACATATAAATAATACCAAGTAGCCGATGATAATCCAGTTACTTCCTTTGTAAATTGTTGTGATACACTACAAAGTCGCTCACTAACTCCATCATTCAAATATATAGTTCCAGGGTTAATGGTTATACCACTAGCGGTCAAGTAGTCGTAGCTAATAGTTTGTACACCTTTAGATCCGTCTGGTATAGGCATTGATATGGGTTTGAATTTATAAACCCTAACATATCCAGTTACATCATCAGTAGTAAATATTCTTATAGAAATAACATCATCAACAGTATTAGTCCAAAATCCTGCATAAGCATAATATCTATTATCAGCTCTAGATAAATGAGCTATAGAATTTTTTTCCTGAGTCGATTCTATAAATATATTCGCATATCCAGCGGCCCCACCATTTAATGGAGCATATCCCAAAGATAAAGACGAATTGGTTGTGGCCTCCCCATTACTATTAGCTCCACCAGTAGTAGTACCATCCCACCTAATATTATAGTTATTACCTGTATCACCGTTAAATTGAGCTGATAATAACGTCGCTCCAACACCAGTGCCTTCTAAACTAAAAGTTATATATATTTCTTTATCATAAGCCCCGTCTAAACCACTAATAGTTACATCAATGGTTTCATCGGATGCTTCTATAGTCTCAACGAGTTCATATCCATAATAATCGGATATAACTGAACTCGGTGGTGTGCTAAATTCTAATCCAGAAGCAGTAGTTATAACATATTGTCCAGCTCCGCCATAACTACTAGGCGTATCTGTTAAATCCAGAAATGTTTGAACATCAGAAGTTCCACCTCCGGATATACTTAAAGTGCCTCCACTACCTTCGCTACCGTCATGATTGTGATCAGGTAAACTTCCAGATTCTCCAGGCTCAACTATTCCATACAGGGCGGTGGATAAATTAGAAGTAAGCTCGCTTTCCTTAGTAGTAATAATTGTGTATAATCCTGATACAGTAGCGCTATCAACGGTACAGTACTTTATGCCGTCCCCTAAACAATCTAGTTTTAATCTTCTCCCCGCGATAAATTCACTAGTTCTATCTGTACTTACTATAAATTGATTACTTGAAATATATGTAGCATCCATTATTCTTCTAACCCCCACCATGTTTTAAGTCTTGTTGAGTAATCTCCTAGTCCAGCACTCTCTGGTATGTTTGATCTAATATATATATTTTTATATTGTCCAGCTGGTATATCTTCTGTTTTTATTGCTGGAGCCATTATAACTTTTGTTAGTTCTGCTTCCCCCCGCAAAGTAATTTCTGCTTGATGGTATGAATGTTTCGGCAGAAAATAACCATCCTTTCTTACTTCTAACCACTCTGCTGATCCTCCAGTGCCCCATACTGGATCATATGATATTGGTAATATCCCTGTCGTTTTAAAATCAACAAAATCATCATAATTATAGGAAAACGCACCAAACACGGTTCTAGAAGAACCAGTCAATGCTTGTGTTTTTTCTATAATTCCCGCATTACTTATAAAAAACAGTGTGTCTGGGGTCGATGTTCTAAGCACATATACACCGTTGTGTGATGGTTGTAATCTATTGGTATTAACAGCATAAACTGGCCCGACATCTATCACACCCACAGAAGTCATGTGAAATATATTATGATTAATCCTAAACCAGCACCCATTATTAAAATCATGGCACATTGCGTCTATATAATCATCGTCTTGGATACCACTTATATCCACTGTTTTAACTAAAGCGCCGTCGCTATCATACCTTAATAACTGGCTCAAAGATCTATCATTAACCCAACACCCGTTGTCTAGTGTACCACACAACCACACAGGATCTAACAACGGTATAGTATGTTGTACTGATCCATCCCAACTCAAATGATAGAGAATTTTGTCTTGTTGATGTATATACCACACCCCATCCCCGTCCATCTCCGCTGCTAACGTATATACAAAATCACTTCCGTCACTTATGTCAGCTTGAACATTTAAATTATCCGCAAAATGTATAAGATGTCTGTCGTTGAAGGATCCACCATGATCTGCATACCCCCAAATACCGCCGTTTTTATCAAAGTCCATATAAGCATTAAAAGCATAAGTCCAATGATCAGGTGATATACTAGTACTATACAGTATACTTCCAGATCTATTAAATATATACACGTAACTATTTTCATCACCACCAGCGTCCCTTTTCATTGAAAACGCTATATTACCAGTTCTTCTATCAACAATAGCCGCATAGGCCGTATAACCACTATCAGCCGTAATCGTCTTCCAAGGCTGAGTAAGTGAATTAATATAAGGCCTCCATCTACCTATATAACCATAACTATACGCATAATACACCTCGTCTACTGTAAGCGGTGCTGTATCACTGTTTTTAACTCTTATAGTTCCATTGTAAATATAGGGGTCATAACTTATACTTCCTGTTGATGAGTCAGTCTCCCCATCAATTACAAAATAACTAGATTTGTATTTATCATCTAATTTAAATATAGGAGACGTATAAGTCCCTTGTGCAGCTTGTCCAAATTGATAAATTCTAGTGTGATCCCCCTCTATCTGACCCGCAAATACTCTCGAAGGCGCGATATCAAAGGGTAGAGGATCTATTGCTATTAAATAAGATGCGGCTCTAGGATCATCATTACCAGAAGACCAAAATTCCAATTCCCACCCTATGTTAGTATGCCTAACCGTTGTGCCTGTATCAAAATCAAATCTATAGATGTCATCGGAAGCTTTATCAGAACTAAAAGCAATCCATAAATTGTTATTGTTATAGGATATAGCGGCATAACTACTATTATTCTGGCCTGATTTTAAATTACTTAGATTATAATAAGTAGTATTCCAGCTATCAGCAGCTATATTATATCTCTGAATATACCATAAACTTGATTGACTTGAAACTTGAAAAGATACGTAAATATAATCTCTATCGGTATCATATGTCATATAACAAGATGTAGAAAAATTATTAAGTTCTCCAACCCAATTATACCCATTACTAAGACTAGACCACCCAGAGGTAACAGTATCATATCTACGGAATGCCTTAGTAAGATTATATCTAGCAAAATCAATACAATATATATATCTATTATAATCGCTGCATAAAAGTCTTCTAGGATGATTCCCGGTTCCAGCTGGTGGATAAGGCTGGCTAGTCCAATTATCTTGTGGGCCATCTAGATCATAATATCCAAAGTAGCTAGAAGAATGTGGTAAAGAATAAATTTTATTATTCATATAGCACATTGATCCATCCCATTCTTCGCTGGTAATTATACCTCCACCTATTTCTCCAAAATAAGTATAAGTATCTGTTTCATAATGGTATTCCCAAAGTTTATATATACCATCAGAACCAGTAACAAACATTCGCTTACTAACAGGATCGAAATCCCAACAGGATGTCGATACATACCAATTATAGGTTTTGGTATCCGAAGGTATCTGACTTAACGCAGCGGTTGCTGCACCTGTGGTTTCTACAATATTTCCATTAACCTGTGTGTCATCAAATTCACCATCCGACCATCTAAAATCAGAATCTAAATCATCATCTTCTATCAATGCACCATCGTCTAAAGAAACGTACCCGCTATTTATGTTATTAGATATCTCAATATAATTATCCCCATCATTACCTGTTAAATCAATACACGTATATGCAACAGCGGGTATAACCGAAGTACCGTTATTATAAAGAGCTATTGACTGTGCAGTACCAGTATCTCCTACAGGCGTGTCGTCTATATATTCCGCATACAATTGACCATCCGTACCAAACGCGACTATGTAGTCGTCATTGAAAACTTGAAACTCATATAGCTCTATATTAGTGCCACTTATAACAGCTCTGACAAACTGTGGGGCTGATGGGTTTGCTATAGCAGAAGCATAATAATAAGATCCAACGGATGTATTTAAAGGGGTATAACTATCGCTTTCCTCGTTTTTATAAGCAAATGATATATTACTAGATTTAGTGAGATCATCAGCATATAATCGTATCCCGTCTATTTTTATACGTTGAGAAAGATCTACCTCAAGATATAAAATTCCAGAGTTTGTTATTTCCACCCCCGAACTTGTAAAATTCTGGTTTTGTAGACTTTCCAACTCCGAGTACGTCAATGATATATCACCAGTACCAGGCGATGTTAGTGCTTGTAACGACCCGTTCCTAATTAAATTATACTGCATCTTTATTCTCCTATACTGTTGTGAGCCATTGAATAACTAAGCTCGCAGTCTTTCTGCTTTGTAAAATATTGTCATTCTTGTTTGACCTTAAATAAATTGTCTTTGTTTCGTTTACAGGAACCTGCTCAAAAATTATAGGCAAATTAGCTGAACCTATACCATAAAAATTCACATTATCTGGCGAGACCTCAAGAAACTCATTAGGTGTGTATGTAATGTCCTTGTCTATACCCTGTCTATAAGGATTAAAGTCAGTTTTGGTATAATTATAGATTTTTATATTATCAAATACACCGGCTCCGTACGATTCTCTATTAAATGCCAATTGTGTGCTTGCCCCGCCAAATTTTATATTGACACTTTTAGTATCTTTTACTGTCCATTTAACCTCACTAGAATATACTGCTTCTCCGTTTAAATACAGTCTTATGGAATCGTCATTATCAAAGTATTCGCTGTCGTTGCTCCAAGCCAAAGCCAAATGTACTATTCCGCCCAGCTCGACAAAATTTTCTTCTATAAGATTAGCAAATTCCGTTTCGAACTTATTCAAATCACTTCTTATATTGCCGTTGGTTGACTCAAACCACGACCCCGCTCTTAACCCCAAGGATATTATATCATTGTTGTTATTAGTTAAAGTAAATAAAGTTTTTGACGCCATATTACCAAAAGCATCCCGACCATAAGAATCGTAGTAAGTTTTTAGCCAAAATTCTATAGCACCTTTTTCTAGAGTAAGTCCAGACACAGGTATCTCCAACATTTCCCTACCTACTAGACATAATCCTTTACCGAATTGAACGTCATCCTCAAACTTATTTCTCTCTATATGAATAGCATCTATATGCATAGTCAGTGATTGACCTACACCCCGGAACCTAAGTCTGAATGACTTTAAATCTTTTCCATTAATTCTAAGATCGAGATCGTCATCCAAAAATTGGTTTATCGCATACTCATCAACCTCTGGAAAAATGTGGTCATACTCATCGAACTTAAGCTTCATTAAATTCCATCCATTAGACAAGCTCATATTTTCTATATCCCAAACATAATAAAATGGGTTCCCTCTGTTAATGCTCCCGAACGTTATATCGCCTATAGTCGTATCAAGCTTTGATACGTCGTCTATTCTCCACCAGAATCGTAAAACATCTTTAGGGGACCAGTAAGAATCCTGACCAAAATCATCCCCCTCTCTGAATGATATGGTATCAGTACCAGATGAAACTGGATAATCTATCTGTAAAGATCTACTACCCACCTTAGTATATATCGCATTGTTAGACAAAGTACTTAACTGTGAACTCCACCACCAACTATATTCTGTAGGTCTATATTTTCTGTCGCCATATATCTTTAGTTTATCTATAGTGTCTATGCCATACTTACCAGAATCGTCATCGTAAGAATAGTTAGTAGCTGTGTCACGAGTAATAGAAACCCATGTGGTTTCACCTTGCACTATACGCACTAGAGGGTTCCTTACACCCCAAATATCTTGAAAATCTAGATGCTGTACTCCTTTGATATCATAGAACCCATCTTCTGGTATTTGTACCATTTCGTCTTGGGATTTCCATGAATTGCTACCTGTGTTTACAGCAAAAACGTCTACCGTTTGCGGGCCTTCAAATCTAAGGCTTATCTCATCAGCCGTATCTGCATCATAAGCATCATAATTAACTCTATAAGTACCTTCTGATAAAAAAACATTCTGATCAAATATATACTCTGTATTACCTTGCCAATATATTTGCTGACCAGCTGCGTCTCCAGAAGTATCGTTTTTATAATATACAATCACATATTGCCCACCAGTATAAAAAGTCACTTTCTGAGGATCATCAAATAAATCGTCGGAGTATCTAAAAAACTGCTCATCATTATCCCAATCAGTCCCAGTAGGCGCAGTACCAATATTAGATATATCATGGTTAGTTACTAAAAACGGTTCATTCAGATGCTGTATCATGACTGGCCAATCTTCACTGTTTACATACCTAATTTCTGGATCTGTATATACCTCTATCTCTCTTAAAAAACTACCCCTAAAAACATTGTAATCACCGTCTAGATCTTGCACAACCAAAGACCCATAATCATAATCAGTTATTGTTAATCGAAGTCTTCTAGCTTCTACCGGATCAAAATAATGAGTTCTGGAAAAACTACTATTACCAGTAACGCTTAGTACTTGTGTAAACGACCCACTTACAGAATCGGATACGCTAATGTTATAATCATTGTTCATATATGTACTGTCACCAGGATTGTATCCATGGGCTAAAACTACTTTCTCTATTGTATAAACCTGTCCAAAGTCTATTTCTATATATGGATCAACTCCGCCCTCTTTTTGAAATCCCCAGCATTGTTCTTCGAAATATTCATCATGCACTCCATCTACCGCATTAGTAGGATACCAATTTGCAAAATAATTATTTGTACCAGTTACTGTAGCTCCATATGCAACATTTGTCGATATATTATAATCCGATAAAATATTACCCATAGATTGCCACTCACAATTATATCCTCCTCCAGGAGCAGCGTTTTGGCTTATATCAGGATATATACCCAATTTTCTTAAGCACCTTGTAGTACCATCACCAGTTAGTAAGTTTACTCTAACCCATCTCGTATCATCAATATCACTATTATCCCATACAACTGAATCTGGCGAAGATACGTCTGTGTTTGAATGATCTACATTTGATCCCAATAATAATTTGTTGGTAGCACTCCCATAATTTCGTATTATATCCAACTTATATCTTTTGCCCATATCTATAGCAAAATAGGTATTATAAGTGTCGTTACCGTGTATCATGTTTAAAGTGCCGCTCTCATTATCCCAAAGCATATAGTGATTATCATTTACATAATTAATATAAACGTCAGCGGTATCAAAAAATGAAGAACTATCATGTATAATCCTTATCTTGTTTATAATTGTAATGCTGCTAAATCTCAATCCAAAAGCATCATTAGAATCAGATATCTCAGGCGCTGGACTCATATCCACACCATCGGATACTATACCACCACTTTGCGCACTAGATCCTCTACTACTAGTAAAATATACGGTTTCCAGAGGTACTAGTGTGTCATTGTAATAAGCATCTATATATTTTATATCCACGGCAGGACTAGCAGGAACAATTGATGGAAATCCTATCTTCCAGTGAGACGCTGCTACTGGATTAAATGTAAATTCAGTTTTCCTGTAATTATTTGTACAAAAATCTAATGATACACCGCTGGATAAAGTACCAAAACTCTGCCAATGACCCATGCTATCTTGACTATAATAAGCTGTTTTACCTTCCACCAAATTTTTTAATCCATAAGCAGGAACATTTATAGCGCATTGTTTATTGTCATTTAGAATATCATAATCATCTTCTTTGCGTAAAAAGCATGCTGGACCTATATCTGGATTTTCTACATCGTCTTCAGAATTCATTTTACTCCAGAATATCAACCCATTATTTTCATCGGTTTCTTTCGGAAGATCAATTATCAAATCAAATGGTCTGTCATATATATTCTTAATATCTACAGACGTAGCTTCATTAACAGCACCTATTTTTGACTCTTCTAGCAAAACTACATCCTCGCAGTCTGACAATTTTAATTGGTCGCCGACAGAAAAATGTATTTCATTAATATCAAATTTGTTAGTAGATTCAAATTCTAACCTAAAATACCTAGGAGATCCGCCAATAAAAGAGCTTACACGGCCCTCCTCAGGCTCTTCAAATGAAACATCTATCCAAGTCTCGCCATAGTCAGAAAAGGACATAGTGATATTATCAAGTAGAGCTGGATCAGTCCTTACCCTGCTATACAATTCTATTTCCATTATTTTGGTACTGTTATGTTTGTTGGTATATATCCTAAAACCCTTACACTCTATATCATTGAAATTATGCTCTATTATATTCCAATAAGTTCTGTGGGCTGCTTTAACCGCGCTAGCATTAGAAACAACGCCTCCAGCATAAGTGGCTTCATCACTCATGGGGTTATTAAACAAATATTCCTCCACAGATTCATTATTGGTTGAATCATATACCATTCCGTCCAGTTTTATAGAAGTATATGAAGGAATGCGTTTGAAAAAATTATCCCTATAAGCGTTGCCGGTGCCATTCTTACTACCTAAATAATACGATAATTCCAGATTACGAAAGTTATCATCCTCTTTGAAATATATTATACTTTTATGTATATTAGCATCCGACTCATTAGGAAATAACATAGTAAACGATATTGGATCTTTAGTAAATCCGCCGGTTACCCTAATCTCATACGGCCAGTGATATTCAGCTATTTCGTTTGGATCTCCAGAGTATAGCCATTCAGCGTCTCCATTTACATAAAAATAGGTGTGTGTACCGTATGTTGCAAGTCCATTATTATACCCCCAACTATCACCACACTGCCCGCCATCAGGAGTAGTAACCATATCTTCTAATGTTTCTTTCCCATAATAAAGATTAGTGTGCACATCGTAGAAAGGTTGGCCAGTCCACATATTATAACCAGAGTGGAAATGACTCTCTCCATATAAATTCACATCCCATGTTACATCGAGACAAGACGCTAAATTAAATTCAAAGTATTCCGATTCTTCCAGACCATATATATCTACTTGTTCTATATTTACTCGGTCTCCCATATCTATATCTAATATAACGTTGTTCTGCTTGCGCTCTCCTCTAGCATAAACGGCTAATCCAGCTACACCGAATGAATATAATCTACCAGGATCAAATGTACCAGAAACCTCTCCACTATATTGATAAAAACTTGCATCTGGCAGACCTGTTATAGATACTCCTACATATAAATTAGCATTATAAACTCCTATTAAATCCCCTTTTTCTACTAGCACGTCCACATCTATTTTTGAAGTTAATGGTCGTTTAGTATATAAAACATTATTTATTTTGCTATCAAATGTAAAAGAATGGATAACCTCCATAGTACCATCTTTTTTGGGACGGCATATTTTTATTTTACCTTGAGTATCATCACGTATTTTACCAAAAATATATATTGCTTTTATACGACCATTATTATTTATAGGATGTGAAGCATCTATTATGGTTCGATTGGTATTATTAAGAGACTCAAAATATTCATTACTATTTAAATCAGATATCAACCTGGAATTTCCTATTTCTGAAAAATCGCTACGACCACCTTCCACACTAAACTGATCAGGGTTATGTTCATAAGCAAATTGATCTTGATTACCATCTATCATTTTGTTTATTTCAAAAGCCTTAAATCTTCTTGATGCGGCAAAATCAAATCCAGTAGCAGGATTTACCCCAGATTCATATGCAGATATATCCACTTGACCACTATTATAAAAACCTAGTTCCTCAGCAGCTAACGAATACGGTATAGACACTGATGTATGAGTACCAGGACTTCCCGATGTTATTTTTATTTTATCTAATTCAGAATATTCAACCTCGGAAAAAACATACCCGCCTACATTTAGCATGCCTAAAGCATTACCTATGACCCTAGCCATTTCTATGCCGTTTAGATTTGTATTAGTGCCAAGTTCAAATTCCTCGTCTCCATAACCATTTATGTTTACAATTAACTTATCACTTACTCCAGATATAGTACTGTATAGTTGCTTTGATACACCAGCTTCTATACTTCCTCTCACTCCAGCTCCGGGACAATTATGTTCAAATCTAGTATAATATGAACACTGAGTATTATCACATATAAAAGTATCTATAGAACTAATACGAATAAATTTAATAGCAAACTGATCTTTTTCCCATCCATCAGTAAAGGGATATACTCTCAAATTGCTAATATCACCTTGCCAATCCTTAACGGGGCCCATATTTATTTGATATAAATGCCATTCGTCATCATTTATTAAATCGAATTCTTCTTCTTTATCGGAATTCCACGAACCATCATTCAAAGTTACCCATCTTATCTTACCAGTAGTTAATCCGCCCACCGCTTTATTATTATTGTCAGTAATCTTCATCATAACTTTGACAATATAGTAAGTCTCGGCTGCCACTGGTATTATACCAACGCTTCTACCTATATAACATTCTCTTCCATAAGAAGTACCAAATAGTGTACCATTCCACGAACCATAGAGATAAATGTTGTTATACACATCCCACCCATCAAAATCTCCATTAGTATCAAGATTAGTCTGGTATGCATTCAACGTGTCGTGTTTACACAACATTGAGTTCTTTATAGATCTAGCTCTTCTTAGGAAATTATATGACATTTATTTTTTCCTTATAGTACACTGTCTAATTATATCCACCAAACAATTACCTTCACCATCATACCCATCACATTGACCGCAATACTCAATACCATTATCGGGATTTATGGTATACGGATTTATATCGTTAGCAAACATTTTTTGCTTCTTTATACTCATGGCTTCTTCAGCAATTCTATATCTCATTCTCTTTTCCCAGTCTTTATACGTAAATTTATAAGATTCTTTACAGAATGAACAAGTATAAAACATATATTGCTGTACACAAGAATCTTGAATTTTTCCTGTTTCATCCACAAGATAATCCATGTCTTTCATATACTCTTCTATTGTTAGAGCTTCGTCAAGTATTAATTCTCCATTACATTTATCACAAACGATCGGTAACATAATTACTCCATTAATATGTATCTACTGGATTTGGATTAGAATAAGTAGTTTCATTTGAATCTCTTTTAATAGAAGCTATTTCCGATGGTTCTCCCCCCGACAAAAAATTCATAGCATGTACCAATATATTACCTATACCACGATAATACACAGTAGTAGCTTCCTGAGCTTCAGCCAAAGCTGACTGATCACACGCAGAGAACAACCTGTATTCGAATACCTCCCTTGATCCAACAGAAAACACTCCAGTTGTGCTACCAGCGCATCTACTCTCCCAGTGAAAATCAGAAAAATCCCAATCCCAAAATTCACCACAAGGGCTATATGGCACATAACTACTTAAATCAGTTAGCGGTAATACTATTGTGTTTTTAAAACTACAAGTCCATCTTCCAGGAAAAGTAGCTCCTACCTCAGATAATTTATCTTCTAATCCAGGGGGAGCTACGGAAACTAATGAAAAAGAGGTACTACCTTCTTCTATAGCTATTTTATCATATATTCTTTTTTGCTCTCGCTCCATCCCCGCTAAAGTATTTACTGGTAATTCTTCTTTATCGTCGTGGGTCTCCTTCATTATTCTACCACGTATTTTATTCATGCTTTTCAACTCACCAGCGGACCCTATCAGTCCTACCATCCCATTCAGAGTATCTTTCTGATATACAGTAGACCCCTCATTCTCAGCAGGGTATAGTAAAGATCCCGTGGATTCTAAACCATGGGGTGGTATATCACCGTGGCTACCGTAAGATATATTATACATACGCTCGAATACTTCTATATTTTCAGAAGCATCCACAAATTCTGTATCGTATATGTATATGCATTTAAAATAAACCACATTTTCACTATCATCATAATATTCGGAAAGACCTGTCTTTGTATTTATTTCGCTAGTAGTGGGTTTTAATCTAAATCTAAATCTTAAATTATCTTGAGGGTCTAAAACATCTTCGGCGGACATGTTCCAATCAAAAACTACTTTTTTATCTTCTAAATTGTCAGTATTAGTTGCTAGTCTCATACCGCCACCACTAGAAAATACAGTAAAAGGCACCAATTCTAATAATCGTAATTCCGCAACTTCAACTGTGGGAATATGATACAGGCGCCATTTAGTTACTTGTTCAGGATCAGCATCATCAAATTCTATGCCCTCTGGCCCGAATTTGAATATGAACATTATTCTATCCACAGCAGCTCTAGAACTGAATTCTATTGTAAAATCCACTTCTTCATCAGCACTATTATATCCTATCTCTATACAATGTGACATAGGATACGGCTCACCGGCTTCTATAGCTCCAGCAGGATTATTTGCATCTGGTACAAAACTGGGTGCTTCGCTAAATTCCATCTCATACTGTTCGGAATCCACTATTGTTTTTTGTCGAGGTAAATACTGAAACTTACTAGTATCTAGAGATACATTTAGTCCTCTCTGATAGTACTCTTTCTCCTGGTCACCGACTATATCATAAGTTACTATTACTCTACCATCAGTTTCAGCTTGACTTGTAGTCTTGTTTGTATATCCTGGACCAAACAAAGTTACTTTGTCTGTCCATGGATCGTTAGTGCAAGTATTATACAAATCATAATGTTCATGACCACTATCGACATCCCAATTACCATCTACGTCAAAAGTTCTGGCTGGGCCTGTTCCAAGTTGTAAAGTGAAATAAGGATCATCATATTCTCCGTCATCATTTCTTTCTGGAGCTCTAAGAGATAGTACATATTCACCCTCTTCTACAGTTAACCTGTGCTCTGCTATTTGCGCATCATATTGATAATCTGGGTACTCTATATTGGTAAATAAAAATATTCCCTCTAGATCAACTCCGTTTTCAGAAAAAGTAAATGGTCTAGAAAATACTAGTTCTTCTATCTCATCGTCAGGATCACTTATTGACGGATCAGATGATGCAGATCCGACATTTTCTATATCATAACCGCTGTCGTTTCCCAACAATATGTCAGTATCCACCTCTGATCTTATTATAGGCTCCCATATTTCTTGCCATGCCCATTGTATAGATTTCCCCCCGGCCGGGTAATCTTTATAAGTGTACCAACTCATTAGTTGATTAGCTAATCCCTGATAATAAACCTGTGTAGGAAATGGGTATGTCAAACTTTGTGTACTACTATGAGTTTTAAAGACCTCTTCAAAATGGTACCTTTTTGGATTCCCCTCGTCATCTACATCTATTTGTTCATCTATTCTTACACCCTCAATACTACCCCTAGCTAGAAACAAACCGAGTGGATGTACAAACGGGGACTCTAAATCCTCTGTATATAATTTATATGGATATAAAGAAGATCCCCTAGTCACATCAGCACTGGTGTAAAAATAATATAACGGCATCCATTTTTGTCGACGAACAAAACTAAGTCCTATAGGCACATAATAATCCACATTATCTATTGATCTATAACTCCTTATAAAATCTCTTACTGGATTACCAAACTTAGGTAGTGACCCACCAAATAAAGTAGCCCTATACTTAGCTATCGCATCCATATTACCCCTATACCTACCAGATCCGGTAAAAATATTCTCGCTAACCTTAGTCAAGTTACAATAGGACCAATCACAAGTACAATTCCATATAGAAGCGTGATTATCACACACGAATCCTACCCTATCTTGGGGCCCTAACATTCTTAAATCGAATGATCCATGATCTTCATTCTCATCCGTAAAAACTTCCATTATCCTATTAGTCAATAATGTTACACGTTTAGTCAAAGGATCGGTGGGGTATAATGCATAATCATCGCATGCCTCATATGGATACCACATAGGACCAACACCACTAAAAAATCCTAAATCATGATCTCCACATATAGGAGTATAATTTCTAGTAACTAGTTCAGGCTCGTACCTATAACTCGTCCTCCCATAGCATACTCTTTCTGGTAGTAGAGTGGCTTGATTATAAGCTGCCTGCCAGCTATATCTTATCTCCACATCTCTACAAAAGGGTTGTCTAACCCACGTCAACATTTTAGTCCTAGTAATTCCTTTAATTCTACCACTTATACGACCTCTAAAAACAGCCGAGATAAACATAGTATCTCTACCAAATTTGGTCAATTGATAGCTATCATCACCGCCATCTTCCAATACTATATTTCTTATATAATTTACAGTGTCATCATCTGATATAAAATCCTCTTGTACAACTTCATACTCTCCGTCTGGAGTTTCATTAAAACTTCTTTTTTCATAATAATATAATGCAGTAAATTTTATAACTGGATCACAAGGCTGTCTAAAATCTTCTATATCAACTGGTTTAATGATCATCTGGTTTACTTCCAATCTATCGGTGCATTTCTCATGCACCGCCATTCTTATGGTTTTAGTAGTTCCATCTACACCAGTTATTTCCAACCTAATATTACCACTAATTTCCCAATCACGAAAAGCTGTACTTAATTTTTTATCTGGGTCAGGTATCTCAACCATTGCGTATCCAGAATTACCAAAAAACCTTATATAATCAGATGATATACCATCATCTAAACCATCAAGTTTAACTTTATATAATTGATATCCCATATTATAAGTGTTATCGCTACTAGGAAAAAATGGATTAGCTGGTAGTAAAGTAATTACAGCATCATTATATATATAAGCGGCTTCTGCTGATTTACCATATGCATTACCAAATGGTGCAAAATCAAATGTGATGGTCCCATTATTATTTAAATAAGAAAAAAAGTCTTGTTCATAAGCTGGTAGATAATCTATGGTCTTGCCAGCTTGCCCTTCAATAGAAAAACTTGTCTGAGCTATTACTCCACCACAAAAATTCACATTTAATTTTAATAAATCAAACTCCCACTGACCACTCCCCTCATTTATTACCATTATAATATTTTCGCCCCAGAAAACTGGCACATCAGTATAAAACATATAATTATTTGCACTGAGTTCGCTTTCAGCGATTTTTTCAGGGGCGTACTTCAACAGCTGTTGGACAGCAGTATCAAACTTATTATAAAAAACATTAAACTCCTCTTGTATCTCGTAAGCAGATTCTATCTCTGCCATGCTGTCGTAATATCTCTCATTCAAGGTAGTATCAAAATCTTCGGCTCCAGGTGTACCAGTAGTTTTTACTAATAAAGTCCTAAATCTATTAGCAAAATAACTCAAACTTGGATCACTGAGATTTATAGCATACGTAGGTGAGGTATAAAAACTATCACCGAAAATCAATATAGAATCAAAATCAAAAGACGAGGATTCGAACACTAAATTACCTTCGCTATCTTCATCGAACTTATTCCTTATTATAGGTTTTAGTGGTAAATCTTTAAGTTCTCTAACCAAATGGGGGTAGTCTGGTAAACCATTTTGATCGGGATTGCCCGCTGTCAATCTTAGCTGACTTATAGAAACTTCAAACGCATCAAAATCAGTAATTTCAGCTTTATAAGATCCTATACTCCAATTTGATTGATAATTAAAATTCTCATCGTACTGGAACTCATACGTACCATCCCAAGCATATATTATAGGTTCTATAAAAGCTGCTGTAAATTTTTCGGCGGTCCACCTGTTACGTCTTAGGTGCCATCTTAATTCCAATATCTGCTCGGCTAGAACTTTGTCCCCCTGCTTTATTTTCTCGTCTATGTTATATCGCCAACAAACCCCAGTATAATATTGGCATTCAGGCTTACACCCATTACAAGGCGCTATATAAGATTTAGACTCACTATCGTATCTATGACCATCAAATTTAGCCACATATCCCGTGTCAGAATGTTGGCACTTGAACTGTATTTCTTCTACTCTACCAGTACCTGAATTTACAGTAAAAGTTTCTAATTGTCCATCCCAATGTGCGCATTTACTCAGAAGTGCTCTACGATTAAATATTTCATAGTGAAGTGGTAATCTAAATGAAAGACCGCTGGCTGAAGTAACTTCACCTTCGTCGTCATAACCCAGAGATCCGTCCGCGTCATCTGGTTGAACAGTTGAAAAACCCATATGATACGGAGAGTATGCATGGCAAGTACCTGCTGTACCAGCACCATCACATAAGCCCCCATTATATTCGGTTATGTAATCATAATTACCCGGCGAAATTATTTTACCACTCTCGTCTAATGTTGGAGCTACTACCCACCTACCTTCACTGTCTGCATCTATTCTATTTACTTTACTTCTATCGGGATCAGGAGCTCTACATATAGCTCTAGTAGCACTAGCATCACCTTCGTATTGATTGCATTTAAGCTGTGTACCTAACATATTACAGAATGGATAAAAATCAGCTTTTAAATAAGTATTACCGTCAGACGACCTAGATCCCTCATAAGTGCAGATAATATTATCCGCATCCCAGTGAGGACACTTACCGGGTTCTATTGGATTTCCATTACTGTCTACACTCCAATGTTGACACACATTAGGAGTAACTTCATCTACCACTATTGTCTATTACCTCCATACTAAACTTACCCGTAGCTTCTTCTACATGATAGCATATCTTTTTAGCGCCTTCGTAATAAAATATGGTTCTACGTTCTATTCTAAAACTTTGCTGTATACCTGGTATCATAGAGCATCTAGTTTTTACTCCATACGCTTCTTTACCTGTTAGATCCCAACGTTTTCCACCATAATGATAAAGGGACAGCCTGACTATAGTTCTTTTCGGCACTTTAAGCCAGTCTAGCTGTCCCTCCCTTATAATATCTCCATTCATAAGTTGTACTTCCCATCCTACAAATTCCTTATTCATAATGCTTCTCCTTGGCCTATTATAATTCTACTATTTCTACACTTACATTCGCATTTTCTCTGACCCAGTTAATCTTATATAGGTCATCATCGTCTAACAAATTTTTTCCTTTTACTTCAATATACTTGTCATACTCTGTAATATAAAAATCTGGAGTGTAAGTTCTCATTTTACCATTCTTATCTATATATTGAAACGAATCACGTTCATAATACCAATCCAATTTTAGCTTATCTAATTTTTTAGCATATTTTAATTCCAATTTAGATCTAAATTTTACCACACCTTGATTGGGTGAATCATATTCAACAATTGTACCATACATATTTTTGTAATTATGATTTATTACAGCTTTTTCGGATATGTTACATCTTCTAATTAACTCATTACGCTTTTTAGTTTTCTCAGTCCCAAAAAATTTTACAAACTGCCTAGTTATAGAATGTCTATCCATATTTAATTCTTTACCTATATCCGTCAAATTTAAATCGCTATCAAAATACATTTTGAATCGTTTGTGTTGATATTTTCTATGCTTTTCACATTTTTTTGATCTCATAGATACATGCTGATTTAGATTCACAACTTTAGCATTACACACTGGGCATTTAGATATTTTAGATATATCTGATATTCTATAACAATCTACACATAATCCTTTTGCGGCGTGGGGTCGTTTATTTGTCCCGCAGTTTTGACATTTATTATAGTACCACGACCATCCACCAAAATTTCTTTTTGGTTTGCCTTTTTTCCTATTTAAATTATTAACATGACAAGTGACGCATAAACCTTTAGAAGCGTGGGGTCTATCTATACGACCACAATCTACACATCTATCATAATTCCTAGCCCATTTTTTAAATTTCTTTTTCTTCCTATTATAGTAAAGAGATTTACTATAACAAGAGGTGCATAATCCCCTACCTTGATGGGGATAATTGGTTGTTTTACATTTAGTACACTTATTATACTTTTTAGCCCAACCAGTCCAATCTTTGGATTTGTGCCCACGGACAAAACCCGTTATACTATTAGTTTCTTTCCCACAACCACATTTACATAATTTCATATTATAACTCCTAGTAAATATCTTCTATATATATTATAGAATATTTTTACTTATTTGCTAGCTAAAATGTGGTATAAACTACATAATAAATTATAATAATAAAAATATGTAAGTTATTGAAATTATTTATTAATTATAGTCGAAATATAATCTGTAGTTGATGGACGCGTTAGCGCCTACCTCACTTGCTCCAAGAAATATATTCAACCATATAGGATCTGATGTAAGTCCAGTATTACCCACGGACTCAGAAGCATCAGCAGTAGAAACAACTGCCAAATCGCCCTTCGTAGCATATAAATAAGCTGGAGGTACATCAGTATTTATATCTGTAGCAGTTACATTCTGCACCCACTCATATCCATTTTTAATATTAGATGGCCCAACCGTACCGAACTTAAACCTAGTATCATCATTGTTTGCATCATGGTGATTAAAGGTTCCATGACTCTGTACACCAAATTTAACAGTGGTCATCTCCACAGCGCCCGATTCTATTTCAAACATAATGGCTTTAACATCAGAATCAGTAGATACAGTCACATTTCCGTAATTCAAACTAGAAATATTATAATTAGCCGCCGCTCCTGGATATGGCCCGGCACAAATTACATAAAATTCATCACCAGCGTATAGTTCATTGGACCCACTAAATGTAATATACAAACCTTTAGTTCCAAGTGCAGTATATCCACCGTTAACAGTGGTAACTGGAGAAGCACTGCTATCACCTCTCGTAGACGCATAAATATATTCAGCAGATCCTATAGCTGCACTAACATTACTACCTTCTGCATAATCGGGTTTATATACTGGTAAAGTCCATGTCCCAGCACCGAAAACAGCGTCCGTAAATTTTACCATAACTCCATAAGAACCGATATGATACCAATGGTTAGGATATAGTAATTCTACATATTGTCCAGCCGCCATACTATCATTAGCCGATGTCCATCTCATTCTTGGTACATTACCGGTGCCTCCACCCATTGTCGTTCCATTATCAACATTTATAGTTATGGTATAAGTGGTATCTGAAGGACCATTAAACAGTCCGTCAAAAGTGGCCGTGCCGTCATAACTAATGCTTTTCACGGGAGTGCCTATACCTCTAGTTTCATTATAATCATTACTTATAACAATGTGATAAGTCTCATGTAGAAATCCATGATAGGTTCCCGATATAACTATATAAGGATCTGCTGAATCATTATTATTACTCGCTGATCCACCAGTCTCCGTTTTGGTATCAAAACCTAGTACAGCATGTGCACTATTAGTACCACTAGTGGCTACAGTCACACTAGATGCGGCACCTAATGTACCAGAATAAATCTTTAATTTGTTGCTGCCGTTTATATTAGGATCAGTTCCCCAATATTGGTCTTCCCAAAGGCATACCGCATTAGCAAATTTTTCGTCAGTTGGCGCAGTAGCAAGCAACTTCTCTGTAATATCCCTAGCTACAAATCTTGGATCTAGTCCAGTACCAGAGTATAGAGTAATATAATTATTGCCACCATCATTAACTGCTACACCGTCTATCGCTATATACAATCTATTAGTTGTGGGTCCTATATCAATCCCGTCGGCATCTACTGTACCTCGACCTAAAGAAAACCCTCTAGTACCAAGTCCTTTAGATCCGTTACCGTCTCCAGCTGAGCCAACAGCATTCAGATCATATTTTACCCACCTTGTTGTCGCTGCGCACATAATTAAACCTCCCTGTAATTATATTTCTTTTTAATTATATTACTATAAAACTTTTTATGCCATTTTCTATTATAATTAGCTCTACTGTTACAAGATTTGCAAAGAGTTATAAGATTAGTAGGGCCACATTCTTTTTTATTATAATTTATATGATGAAGGCATAATTGTTTATTAGTTCCCCAGCAATCTGGGTTTTGGCATTCATAATTATCACGTGACTTTATATCTTCCTTAAACTCTTTATCTGCCCACATATCACAATAAGGCTCACATGAAATACCGCCTTTCCAATTGTAGTGCTTATCACCAGAGTTGTTTATGAAAAAACAAGCTGGGCATCTTCCACCCCTATAACTCCAATCATTCCAACTAATCTTACCGACATGTCCCTCTGGGCATATATAGGATAATTTCTTTTTATTATTAACATATTCATTAGTTAACATTATATAATTTTCTTTAGCAAACGATCTTCTAATAAAACCTATAGTGGGACTTTCGTTACCAGAACAATAAAAACATCTAGTACCTTTATGTCTCCAGTCGCTCCATCTTACATAGTGTATATGTCCTTTAGGACATTTATATTTTAGTCTAGTACGTATATTAACATATTCTGTGGATAACAACAAATAACCTTCCTTTTCGAATTCTTGTCGTATTAAATCTATAGAAGGTTTAGCCTTACCAGAACAATAAGGACATCTTCTACCTACTTTCCATTTGGCCCAACTAACCTCATGAACATGTCCATTTGAACATTTATATTTTAATTTATGGTGCGCCTCTTTATATAAATTATCCAATAACATATATCCTTCATTTTCAAATTGTTCCTTTACAAATTCATACGTAAGTCGTCTCATAAATTCTCCTAAGTAGTCGGATCTTCTATTGTGAAAACAAGCATATACGGATCCATTTTATTACCGCTAAAATCTCTCACACCACTAACGGTAACAGTATAAGTCCTTCCATAGAAAAAGAACGTAGATTGTGGATAAATTGTGGCCCCTAAATCCACAGGCTCCACAGCTCGAATACTGGCTCCTAAATTTACCGAGGGTAAATCCGCTGTAGTAAAATAAAATCCCTCACCGTTAGTATTAGGACATGTAACCTCGTTTGTAGCCTGAACCAAAATGTCTACCTGTCTATTAGGTCCCCAATCAACCATTTCATCAAACAAAAGGTTATATCCGTATAACAAATAAAAATCCTGCTCTTCTACCTGCGCAATAGTATTAAGAACGTGAGCAGTAATAACTATGGTTCCACTAGAAACCACACTAACGGGGGTATAAAACATTCTGTACCCGTTAGTAATTCCAGAAAAAGTAGTAGGTACCTGCTGACCATCGTGTAAAAAGTAAGTCCCAGACGTACTTATCTGTACTCCAGACGCCGTTTCAGTCGCATCAACTCTAAATGACCCTAGTTCAGAAACCAAAACCCATTCATTCTCATCTATCGAAAAATTGTCAATTAAAATAGGCATTTTACTTGTATAGTCCTCTATAATATATGAGTTAGATTATTAACTTACACGATAAATTATGGGTCTGATTTTTACATCTCGTTCCTTACCGCCTATATGAACCATAATACTTTCCCTATCCACGCCCGTGTCTTCAATAGCTAGAACATTTACTGAAATATTTGATTGATGCCTATCCACTCCCTCAGCACAATTTTGAGGTACAAAACTATCCCTATCAATCCAAGGGCCAGTGCTACCAACACAATAAAATCTCCATGTATCATATAGAGTGTTTTGATTATCTGACGCATCATCTACCTTTACCGTAATCTCAACTGTTTCACCGTAAAAAAAATCATCCGCCGGACTATAACTAACATGATATCCACCAGAAATAGTTGACGTTATAGGTGTCTTTAACCTATTGTTTACATAAAATTCTAATGTATCTATATTTACCCCGACTCCAGCATCAAATATATCGAACGAAATATTAGTGTCCAGAGCAACGTCTTCCTCTTCCCTGGCAGGATCTTCGTTATCTATGTATGGTGCCTTAAAGTCAGGAATTATTTTAAACCAATACTCTGTTATTATAATGTTCGGCGTTGGGGCTTGATCATAAACCTCTATCTCCACATATACTATACCATTGTGATGAAAATTGTTCACTGGATTATATATAAAATCTATTCCTAATGGGGGCGGATCTCCAGGGTCACCAGTTGGAGTAACACTAACTAAATCAGTAACATCTATAAAACCAGTGTCTCCAGCATACGAAATTTCTCTAACCCGCATAACAAAAGTACTCTGATTCAAAGTAAATCCGAATGGTAACAATCTCCCACTAATATTAGTATTAACTGGGTTTTTCTCCGAAAACTGCGGTGGTATAAAATTTGATATAAAATTAAATTGATCTATATCCACATCATCTTTATGTCCAGATAGTAAATGCCTACTAATATAAGTATTACTAATTTGTAAATCATTTGACTTTGATGCTATTTGTCTGGCATGCGTTGAATTATCAAACTCATTGTCTATTTGATTCACCCAAAGATCGGATTCAAAATCTTCTAGCTGCTCCAATATGGCAACATCAGCTGTTGGTGCTCCAGTGGGACCCCAGTGCCCACCTGGAAATTGAAATTTGCTAAGCCCTTTTAAATGAACACTATCACTAACTCTCAACAACTGATTCAAAGCTACTGAGCTCTTTAATTCTGCATCTACCGTAGATGGATCAAATGGATCTACTCCGGCACCACTAAGTGTAGGCTTTTGTATTATACCGCCTGCTTCTGTAGGTGTACCAGCACCTAGATATGAATTAAACTGGTGTTTTACCAGAAGCTCTATACCATCCCAAATCCACCCATTATAAGATCCTGGAGCACCTAAACTATTGGAAGCACCATCAGTTCTAGCTGTAATAGATATAACTTTACTAACAGGTGCACCAGGCACAGGGTAGTCTCTGGCCGTATAAGTAATTTGAGCAACACCCGATGAATTAGTGGTTGCTTTACCATCGATAGGAGTAAATGAATCCCCAGTTTCTCCACTTTTAAAAAATTCTACGTCTTTAGATGGTATACCTACTCCAAAATTATCTCTAACAACAGCGGTCAAAGTAGTAGTATTTTTTCCTCCTGCCGGTTCTTGAGCCAGAATAGCATTAGGTTCAGCGGTTATATCTATG